AATGTATATTATTGTATTACACGATACAGATTTGAATTCACTACGAGGTGAATCACTAACTAAGGACACACATGACACCAGAAGCAAAAGTAAAAAAGAAAGTAAAACAAATTCTCGACGACATAAGTTGCTATCATTTCTCCCCTCAAACTGGAGGTTATGGTAAGAGTGGTATCCCTGACATCATCGCCTGCTATAAAGGTAGGTTCATCGCTATAGAATGTAAAGCAGGAAAGGGTCAAGTCACAGCGTTGCAAAAATACAACATCGACCAAATCAAAGCTAATCAAGGCTTGGCAATCGTTATAAATGAAGGTAACATAGAGGAACTATTAACTCTGTTAAAGGAGGTATTATGACTAGAATGAAGAAAATCCTTAATAGTTATACAGGAAGTAAAGAAGTAAAACATACAGGGGCAGGCGACAACGTAAATCACCCCACACACTACACTCAAGGAAAGATAGAGTGCATCGATGCTATCGCTGAAGCAACAAAACATTTATTAGGAATCACGGCAGTTTGCGTGGCTAATATAATTAAATATGTATGGCGATACTCATTCAAAAACGGACTAGAGGACTTGTATAAAGCCCAATGGTATCTTAACGAACTAATCAAACACGAAGAAGAAAAAGCAAAAAACCATAAGAAAGACTAGGTAACTGGTTTCTTATTTAAGGAGGTTGCTATGATAGACCAAGCATTGGCGTGCCTTGCCACAACTATATTCATGGAAGCAAGGGGAGAAAGTATTGCAGGGCAGATTGCCGTAGGCTACGTGTTATACCGACGAGCCGATTTTAAACCTGAGAACGTATGTATAGAAATGAAAAAGCCCTATCAATTCTCATGGTATGGTAAACTAAAACCACCGACGCCACAGGCGTTAAGGGGAACTCAATATTATAATATTGCTTATCAGATATTAAAGTTAAAAGCAAAAGATACTTCTAAAGGTGCATCACATTTTCACAATGTCGCACTTAACAATCAGTGGGGAATGAAACCACGTGTTATAATAAACAACCATGTATTTTACTAAGGACATCATATGAAAGACCCATACGCATGGGCAATCGAAGAATTCAATAGTGACGGCGAACTTGTATGGTCATCAATCATGCAAACTCGCCCTAAAGAACTATCATGGATAAAAGACTTGCCAACAAAAAAACACAATATAGTCATAACACCACTATATAAATGTGAAGAAAAAGCTGAAAAGATTACAGGGATTAAAAGCTATAGAGAATCAACACAACGAATGATTGAAGCTAACGGAGGATTGTAATGGATAATAAATACGAAGGCACAGGGTATACCATAGTAGGATTAATTGTAGGGTGTTGTATTACGTGGGGTATTATGGAGTATAACCAAACACAAACAAAATATAAGATGAATCTTAAATGTGTGCAAGGTGAACTTTATGAAGAAATAAGAACTAATATGTTTGTTAAGTCGCACTTACAATGTTTTGAACAAAGGAGTTTTTAATGACTAAGTATAAGTTAGAAATGAAAGACGATGGCTATAAAAATAAATTAGAGTTTGAATCTGATGACTTAGGCGATGTGGTTGCTAACATGGAAATATTTTTAAAAGGGTGTGGGTTTATATTTGACGGTGCGTTAGATATTCATACAGGTGAGGTTCAAAAAAATGCGATGCACTATACACCTAGATATGAAAGCGATAATAAATTTGATGACATAATTACAAATAGCGACCAACTAGATATGGAAATACAAGATGACGCCTGATGAAAAGAAACGTAAGTTTGAAGAAGATTTAATCGAAGTCGCTGTCGCCGAATATTATCACTGGGTAGATGTTCATAAGGGCGTTAGGTCAGAGAAAGATGCACGAATGTTTTATGATGCTATGCGACTAGGTGTGATTAGAGGAATTAATTTTGCAACAAATCAGTATATGCAATCATTGAAAAACTTTGAGGAGAGTAAAACAAATGGCAACACAACAGATACACAAGAGTAAACGACACGCTAACCCTCTTAAAACAAGAACGGGTAAAGACAGATTAAAAGCATTAGCATTAAAAGTATTATATGAGATGCTTGATAAAGTAAAAGAAGCGGGTAAGAAGCGCGCCAAGATTGCTAAAGAAATAGCGAGACGAGAAATCAAGTGATTGTATATCAGGTCAAAGGTTTGTTTAGTTTAAGAAAGCGCGTTATTAAAATGCGAGTGTCAGACAAGAACACAAGACGATACACAAAAAGATATAGACGCATATGGTTTTGGAATGAAGAAAATTGGAATAGGAGACATGGCGAATGATACCTTTTAGCTATGCTATAATAGATGACGAGGAAGAGGTTATACGTAAACATCGTTGGTCTGTCAAGGAAGCTAAGTGGTTTACAGAAAACAATCCCGATGTTAAAGTAGTAAAACTAGATAAACCAAAAGAAGTTAAAGAAGATTTATTTCAATTAGTAGGGGAGTGTTTGTTTTAATGTATACAAAATTAGAAGAACAAAGACAAGCAAATTTTATTAAAGGCTATATGAATACTCACCCTAATTGCACTAGAAAAGATATTGTGCAAAATACTGTTACAGATTGGATGAGATTATTATATTTAGAACGCAAAGGATATTTAAGTTTACCCCCAGCTACGCCACATGGATTGAGAAATAAATGAGTGATGAAGCAGACGTAGCCAATGATTTAATGCAACACATGATTGACATGGGAGTGAGAAATGCACACGATAAAATCAAAAAACCTTCTAATCAAACAGGGAAGTGCATATGGTGTGAAGACCCAGTCAAAGACGACCGCCGTTGGTGTTCTACCGAGTGCCGTAATGAGTTTGAAAAATACGCAAAATAAAAGGAGAAAGATTGTGCAAAACGCAAAATTAAATAATTTTGACCCAAGTGCAAGACTAGCAATCCAAGAATTTGAAGCATGGCAACAAAAAGTATTTAAGAAAAATTATAGAAAAGGTTGGAGATTCTTTCAGCCCGATGTATTTGATAGGCCTACACCACGAAGTGCAAGAGAAGCATGGGGCGGTGTATATAGACACGATGACACTGAAAAGAATGAAGAAAGAAATAGCAAAATAATGATTGCAATAGTGGTGGCTGTACTGCTATTATTATCCACCTTATGAACCTAATCACATTAGACTTTGAAACCTTTTACGAACAGGGTTTTAGTCTATCAAACCTAACCACAGAGGAATACATACGCCACGAGAAGTTTCAAGTAATCGGTGTAGGTATTAAAATTGACGACGAAGAAACTCGGTGGGTCTCAGGTACTCATAATTATATTAAAGCAGAACTTGATAGAATCGATTGGAAAGAAGCTATCTTACTGTGCCACAATACTCAGTTTGATGGGGCTATTCTGTCATTTGTTTTTGGTATTCTGCCTGCTATTTATTTAGATACTCTTGGTATGGCGCGTGCTAAACATGGCGTAGATGTGGGTGGTTCTCTTGCGTTTCTTGTAGAGAAATATAATCTAGGTCGTAAAGGCACAGAAGTTATTGATGCTAAAGGTAAACGCTTAGAAGATTTTGACCCCGCCGATTTAAAACAGTATGGAGAATATTGTAAGAACGACGTTGAACTTACCTATAAACTTTATAATATCCTAGCTCAAGACTTCCCATCTAATGAATTAAAACTTATAGACCTTACCCTCCGCATGTATACCGAGCCAACATTGTATCTCGACGATGCTCTTCTACAGGAAAGACTAGATGATATAAAGCTAGAGAAAGGTGACTTGTTAAGGTCATTGATGGAGAGATTAAAATGCGACACAGAAGAATGTGTTCGTAAAAAATTAGCATCTAATAACCAATTTGCAGAACTCTTACAAGAGTATGGTGTAATACCGCCATTAAAGGTAAGCCCTACTACAGGAAAAGATACCTTTGCATTAGCTAAAAATGACGAAGGGTTTATAGCACTTACTGAACATGAAGATTCCTTTATACAAGAACTATGTGCTGTTCGTTTAGGAACTAAATCAACCATGGAAGAATCTCGTATAGAAAGATTCTTAGACATCGGTGCTAGAAATAAATCAAAACTTCCTATCCCGTTGAAATATTATGGCGCACATACAGGGCGATGGGCGGGTTCAGACAAAGTAAACTTCCAAAACTTACCTAGCCGTGACAAGAAAAAGAAAGCATTAAAGAACGCAGTCATAGCACCTATTGGTAATTATATTATTAACTCAGACTCATCACAAATTGAGGCTCGGATACTTGTGTGGTTAGCGGGGCAAGACGATGTCGTTCAATGGTACAAAGAAAACCGCGATGTTTATTGTGAGTTTGCATCTACTGTTTATGGTAGAACAATTACTAAGGCCGACCCTGTAGAAAGATTTGTAGGTAAGACTTGTACATTAGGTCTAGGCTACGGGACTGGGTGGAGTAAGCTACAACATACTTTAAAAACACAACCTCCAAGTGCAGTATTAGATGACCACGAGTGCCAACGACTAGTTAAGTTATATCGTCAAGTCAATTATAGAGTAATTAAGTTATGGGAGGAGTGTGATAAAGCACTAAAAGATATAGCTAATTGGACTGACGATATGAAACCCTATTACTTAGGACAACATAAATGCTTACTCGTTACTAAAGAAGGTATCCAACTACCTAACGGATTATATATTCATTACCCAGACCTGACCTCTGAACGAGAAGATGGTAGAGAGAAGTTTAAATATAAGTCTCGTAAAGGTATGGTGTATATATGGGGTGGTTCAGTCGTAGAAAATGTTGTTCAAGCCTTAGCAAGAATTATCGTAGGCGAGCAAATGATTGCAATTAATGAAAAGTATAAGCCTGTATTAACAGTGCATGATGCGATTGTTTGTGTTGCCCCTGCTCAAGAAATAGATACCGCAATGAAATTTATTACTGATATAATGTCAGCACCCCCCACATGGGCGGAAGGGTTACCCGTTGCGTGTGAAGCTAAATATGGAGAAAGTTATGGCGACTGCTAAAAATGATGTAACAGGTGATTGGCTAAAGTCAAAACCTAATAGTGAAATGTTTGAAAAGAATTTTGATTTAATATTTAGGAAGAACAAAGAGTTACCTATAGATAAAGAATGGGATCAAATGAAACCCGTAGGATTAGAAGTTTTACCCAAATACGAACTCAATTCATCAACAGGCGAAGTACAAAAGAAAGTAAGTAAATAATGGCTGACTTTACATGGTCTTTCTCATCACTTAAACAATATCAAAACTGTCCTAAACAATACTATGAATTAACCGTTGCTAAAAACTTTGTACAATCCCCGTCTCAAGCTATGATATATGGGAATCAAGTACATAGTGCATTAGAACACTACGTTAAAGATGGTACGGAACTCCCTAAAAATTACCAACGCTTTAAACCTTTAGTAGATGATTTAACCGCTATACCAGGAGATAAATTAACTGAGCATAGA